ACAAGATGTTCCCTCTGGAATATCAACACGAGAGACTAAGAAGTATTCAAAATAAATCTAGACTTCATTTCTCAGGTAGAAATGGACCAAATGGTCCCTGTCTGGGTACGGTGGTAGTAGACTACCGCGCTCTGACAGAGAGTCCTGATTTATTGGAACACATCGAAGCTCTTGCGTCCATGACGAACAATCTGGAATTAGAAGTCATACTCAACGATTTTAAGAGTGCAGATTTACATCTACATTCTACAGTCGGGAAACAACCAATCCACTCTAAGATTAACCTTAAAAGGGAATCTTGGGGTCGTTTGCGTCCTTTCGCGACTGTTGACTGGTTCTCACACAGTGCACTGAGAGGATATCACAATTGGCTTTATAGCCAATTGGAAAACTATCCAGAGGACTGTACGTTTGATCAAGTAAAAGGATTTAAGGGTGCCAAAGATTGGACCGCTGGTTTCGTAGAAACGGAATCGGCAGACCTATCTGAGGCAACTAACTCAATACCTTTACTAGTTCAACGTGAGATCGTCGAACAAATTGCTGGGCATGAATTTGCTTATAGGTGGGCCAACATTATTAGCAACAGAACCTTTAAAGGTCCGTCCGGTGAAGATATTAAATATCTCACGGGTCAACCAATGGGAGCGAGCTCCTCTTGGCCGATGTTAGCAATGTGGCACCACGTTATAATGCGTTCTTGCATCCACTATTGTGGGCTTAGACACATTCGCGCAGATGAACAATGCTATTATGTCATCGGGGATGATGTGGTAATGAAGTTCGAAGAATTATTTCGTATATACGAAATAGTTGTTGGAACTCTACAACGGGTAGGAATTAGTCTCAAGAAAGGCTTTCATAAGAAAACCGACCTTGGAATTAATAACTTACCTGGAGATGATGTCAAAGTCGTTGGAGAATTTGCAAAGCGCATTTTCATCAACGGCCTTGATATCACACCACTACCACCCGATGAACTAATAGAGTTCATACACTCTCCGGCCATGTTGCCAAATGTTGTCTCGCATTTATATGAACGAGATTACATTCTGACAGCTAGCCTGGTACATGACCTAGCTGCTTCATCTTTCGATAAGCAGTTAGCCCTTGATTGCCTTTTCACCCCCTACGGTGCTGGCCCTTGCGGTAACCAGCAGCTCGAATGGGAGTTTTTGCGAAGGGGTAGTATCTGGGACACCGATCAAAATTCTACAATATTGATCTATGCTCAGTTACTATCTGAACTTAGCGAAATGGCAAACAAGACTCTTTTGTCAGTGGGCGACATTCTAACCAAATGGGTAGAGCGCTGCGACTCTGACGAAGAGATAAAGGTAAAGTCATGGTGTATCCAATGCGCGGTACAGTCCAAAGTCTTCTATCTGACCATGGAGGCCATGCAGAGCAACTATGATAGATGTATGGAAGATTACTTCGATTTACGTCCTGAACCCACTCCAGAGAACTGGCGTGAGCTCAAGAAGCAAATTGGTAATCTCCAAGTCATCTATGACGTCAACGAAATCTTTAAAGACAGATTGCGTCCGAAAAGTGATAAATATCACTTTACGCTTAGCTACTTTGGCAAAGCTATAAAAGCTTATAGAAGGAACTTTGGAGAGTTGTCAACAGTACTTTAGAGTAGTGTAAACATCCCTCTTTAGGGAACCACCATCCAGACGGGTTAATGCCTGGACCCTGAGGGAGATAAGGCCCTCACGCTCCTCTATAGGAGGCCGGAAGCGGACTATATAGTCC